TTAAATTTTTGTGATAAATAAAAAGCTAATCCAGATACCATACAAGGAACAAATCTATATGGAACGTCTGTTGCATTAGTGTAATCACCAATATCTTGTATTCTTTTTACAAAATAAAAATTAAGTTTATTACCAGCTTCTGATGATCCTGGTGTTAAATATAAAGTTATCGTAACTTTATCTATAAATCTTTGGACATAATATTGAGATGGTGTCCCAGTAGATGTTTTATTTGAAAGACCTTGATATGTAGATCTGTTAATTTTTGTTAGTGGTGTATCCACATTTGATGAATTTCGATAAACAGCTTCTAATACATCATCCACACCATATACAGCTGTAGCATCAGATGTGCCATCACCTGTAGCCCTAAACATAGTGTAAACCGCTTGATTATTAACTAATGTAATTGAGTTATTTCCTATTTGCCAATAGTGAAGTCCTCTATTGCCCCACTCTTGAAAAAGAATATTAAGAGATCTTCTTGCCTGACGCAACTGATTACCAGAAGCGCTTTGCAAACCAATTCTCTCATATGCTTCTTCGATTATCTCGTCGATAGCAAAGTTTTTATCAAATATTACTGTACCCGAAGTAGTGTTAGCCATCTAACCTCCTACTTATCTATTAAAAAAGTAGCTGCTGCAATATTTGTAATAGTAGAAACTTTCATTCCGCCTGGAAAAACCACTCCATCTTCTGGAATGTTAAATGCGAAAACATCTCCTGTTGGACAATCTCCTTGGAATAAAGTTGTACTATCTGAATTGTCTTGTAAGATTATAGTTCCAGCTCCTCCACCATCAGAAGCTAAGATCATTCCTCTTAATCTTGTTCTTCCTGCAAAGACTGCGCCAGTACCTGTAACTCTTACTGCTTTTACATCACTCTTCATATTTTAATCTCCTTATTGGTGTGGGTGAGTATCCAAGATCCATTAACGGTCCGGCTTTTCTCACCCACATAATTATTAACTTACTGCTGCACTAAATGGTGTAGCTAAGTCTCCTGTTCCTCCTGTAAATACTTCAACTGCGTATTTACCTGAAGCTAAAACAGTGCACTCAATTCTAGCATGCGTTACGCCGCCAGTTGTACTTCCATTTAACGTTATAGTGTCAGAAGTAGATGCCGTCACGAATCCTTCCATGTTGTCACTTGTGTCAGTGTCAACGATAGTTGCCATTCCTGTCATAACATCTGTTGCGTTTGCAACTTGAACAATTAAACTACCTGTTTTCGTGATAGAATTTACGATTGTAAATTTAGCACCAACATTACTTAAGTTGTTTAAGTCTGCGCCTGGTCCTGCTACTGCAGAATCAGAGTTAGCAACTGTAGCTGGTAACGTATAAGTTACTGCTCCTGCCGCATCGTTGTGTACGATTCTTCCAGCGTGAGTATCAACTGTTAGTGATACGCTAGAATCTGCGTCTACAACATTAGCAGGTCCTGTGTTTATAAATCCAGCTTTTGATATTACTGGACCTTGAAACGTTGTTTTTGCCATGGTTATATCCTCCTAGTTTTCCGAACATAGTCTCTAGGCCGTCGACTGTACGCGTCTATGTTCTTTTAATTATACAGTGGGTATTTTATATATTAGATTTTTATAGAGTGCAAGAGATTGCGTAGTGAAGGTACGTATTTCAACGATGTAGCTTTTTATTTAAGTTGCTACTGAAACTTGAGGAGCCGAATCAGCAATTGCGTTTTCTTTAGATGCAATCTTAGCCTCTTCTAGCTTAATTTGATTGATAGTTTCTCTTATTTTTCCATCAATCCTGACCATATCAAGAGTATATTTACCGTGTAAATTATGCTCTAAATGCCAGTTCAACTCCAAGGACATTTTTTGTTTGTAAAGGTCTGTTATCATTTACAATTTCCTCGTATGTTATCCATATTTTAGATGGACTACTAAATCCATCTTTTTCCCATACAATAGCATTTTCTCCTAGTTTGTCAACTAGTGTATCATTAAAAGCTTTACTATTGTCTTCTGACTCTAGATTAAAGCTAGCATAATAGCCGTATGCTCTGATTTGTACTCGGAATTTTTTCATGGTTATTATTGCTTTCTATCATAAAAAAAGGGGGCTCGAAAGCCCCCTTTTAATTTAATTTATCAGTGATTACGCACCTGGTGAACCAAAGATACCTCTAGGGTCTGAGAATCCGAATGAATATCTCTCTCTAGCTTTGTATCTAACGTTACCTGTATCGAAGTCACCTTCCATAGCTGTTTTGATTGGAGATCTAACGAACATTTTTAATCCGTTAGGTACATCTGTCTTGATAAAGAACGCGTCTGTATCAGTTAAGTAGTTATTCACTACATAACCTTGAGGAATCATCCCCATTGATACTACTGCGTTAATATCATTGTCAGCTGTTCCAACTCTACCTTGAGATTTCATCAATCTCTCAGCAGTAAATTGAAGCTCAGAAGGAATAATCATTTTTACTCCTCTTGCTGCAATCTTTAGACCTCTCTCATCTGTCAACGCCGCGATGTCGATTAACGATTGTTCTAATGAAGTCTCGTTAAGATCCGCAGATGTTGATAGCTCATTTTTGAAAGTTCCAGCTATCGTTGGGTGGTCAGTAGCACATAGCTCCTTACCATCACCACCAGCAAATGAAGAACTGAATGCATTGTTTAATACATTTGCAGCTTTTACTTGCTTAGTGTTTGCCATCGATCTTGCTAATGCTTTTGTATATCTAGACGCAAGTCTGTCATACAAATTGTCTTCGATCGCTTCTTCAGTGATTGAAAACGCAAGAGCAATTGTTTCGTGCGAATATCTAGCTGTGAAAGTTTCTTGTGCGTTGTCAAAAGTTACGCCAGATCCCTCTGGTTTTACTTGAGCATTCGCGAAACCAGATAACATTACTTCTTCTTCAAAAGCTCTGTCACTGTTTTCTGTGTCGAAAATTTCAGCATGCTGATTTTCATATCTTTTATATTCCAGTCCGAATAGTGCATTCAAACCTGGCTCTAGTTCTTTAACTAGTTGTCCTCTACTTATAGCCATAATTATATACCTACCGTTCCTTTCAAGAAGTGCTCGTTAATCATAACTACCAAGTTAACGTTAGCAGAACCTGCTTCGTTATTCTCGATATCTTTTGATATCCCAAGTACTCTTAATTGTGCTGTTGCAGTTTTAAGATCAGAATGATCTAATTCCACTTTAGATACGAAGTTAGGTGAAGCACCTGATGCGTATACTATATCAGCGTTTAAACCGACATCTGCTGCTGCAGTGTTTTCGTCGGACTGTATTTCAAACCTTTCATAAGGGTCATCACTTACAAAACCTTTAATATCCGTTGCGGTATTAGAAGCCTTCAAGTGATTAGCAAATGTAGGTTTGCTTGTTGATGCGTCAGTAAAGAAAACACCCGTAAGTGATCCCAGTAATAGATCTGTTGCTGCCGCTACAGTGATTGTTCCAGTTGCTGCCATTTCGACAGGATCGTTTTGGAAAATCGCTGATGCAGAAGCTGCGATATCATACTCGGATAAACCTTGGTTGTCTCTATTCTGACCAACTTTGCCAATGGGTCTTAATCCAAAAGCGCTGTCTTTATTTGCCATAGTTTTTCTCCTTTTGCAAAACCACTATCCGCGGTTTTGCGGTTAACATTATTGTGTTTTTGATATCACAAAGAAATTATTTCTTCGTACCACCAAAAGTTACACGAGTCTGCCTATCACTATTGATCGGCATACTTGAATGTTGTTCCTTCATGAGATCGTTGTTTACTGCGTCGTCTCGATCTTTAGTTTGCTTAGCAAAGTACTCTTCTCGAGCTTTTGCAACCTCTTCCGGTATCCTAGCCAACACTAGGCCACCAACTCCTATGACTCCTGCGTATTTTCCGTCTTTCAGACTTGGATAAGAAGCATCTGGATATTCATCAGCTCTCACTAATTCCCATCCGGATCTCATTTTTCCTGACATGTTTTTGGTATCGTCGAAACCTAAAACTTCAGTTCTTATCCATCTATGCCTAAAACCGTCTGGCGCAGGTGGTGCATCAAGTGATGATGGTGGAGTCCAAGTCGTAGGTCTTTTAGTTTGTTCTCTAGACTGGCTCGCACGCGGGGTCTTCATTTTATCTTTTTCCATATGCTATACCTCCTTCGTGATTTTTAATTGTTTTGCATAATCTTCTAATGGCACTCCTAATTTTTTAGCGATAGCAACCTGAGAAGGTGTGAGTCTCACGGTTTTGCGACCTGACTTATTAACACTTCGCTTCGCTGAAGCTACTATTTGTGTCGGTTTGGTCGTATTATCTTGAACCTTATTATCACTATTATCAAATTTGTGAGGAAATTCAAGTCTTATTCTTTTATCTATTTCAGAATAATATTCATCGCTAGAAGGGTCATACCCTTCTTCATCCACTAGTTTCTTGTGTAGATCAAACGCAGTGTATGTCATAGCCGTATCAGTGCCAAACCACTTGTTTTTAACTCCCCATGCTTCCGCTCTTGGATCAGGAGTTGCTTGTTTTTGTGGTGATACTTTCGGTATTTCGTCCGTTTTAGCATCTGATTTAGCTGCTTCATAAGCTGCTTTTGTTTCATTTAGTCTTGCTTCTTCATATCCAAGTCTAGCTATTTCTTTGTTAGCATCAACTTCTGCGGCAAGATCTCCTGCCTCTTTAGCTGCTGATAACTTAGCTGCGGCTGCTACTAAACCAGATTTAATTTTCTCTTCTCTGTCTTTAACACCGACTTGTTCAATTTGAGAATATTTCTTTTGAAGTTTTTCTTTTTGCTCTTTTTGATTTTTAGCAAAAGATAAAGCTTCATCAGCTTGTCTCTGTGCCTCTCTCCACTTCTTTGTGAGTTTAGCTATTCTTCTTTGAACGTCTTTTGAATACGTTTCTAATTCTGCTTTATCTTCTTTCTTTTCTTCTACAGGTTTTTCTTCCTGTTTAGCCTCTGGCTGCGCGTCGCTGCCTTCTGCTTTCTCTTCTCTAGGTTCCTCTGCTTGTGGCGCGGGGCTAGAGTCTTCTTCTTTGGTTTCTACAGTTTCAACTTCA